CCCACGCAGAGAATTTTTCTGACCGCAGTGAGGTAATCAAATGGCAGGAGTCAAGGGACGCAGTGGCGGCCGCCGCCCAGGTGCCGGACGAAAGCCAAGTCCGCCTGTGGTGTTGCCGCCCGAGGTACCGTCGGAGATGGCATCCGATCCGAAGACCTTTCTGGTCGGCGTGATGCAGAACAACAGCCTGGATGTGCGTTTGCGTATGAAGGCGGCCGAGTCGCTGATGCCGTACTACTACGCTCGCAAGGTCGAGGTGCGGCCTGGCAAGAAGGAGGGTGCGGAGGCAGAGGCTCTGATCTCTCACCGGGACAGCAACTGGGACATGTTCCTGGCTGACGCCACCGCGCAGTGAGCTGGAACCTTTCACGCCTGGACTGGGCCGATCGGATACGGTCGGCGCAATCGCTGTTGCCGGATGATTTGCCCTTGATTCGTTCGGAGGCGGATCGCGCTGTCGGCATGTTCAACATGCTGCGGCTGCCGGATGTACCGGGTCGGCCGGCGATGGCCGAGGCCGCCGGCCAGTGGCAGCGCGACCTGGTGCGCGCGCTGTTCGGCAGCTACGACCCTGAGCAACGGGTGCGGCACATCCGCGAGTTGTTCGTGCTGGTGCCCAAGAAGAACAGCAAGACCACTGCCAGCGCGGCGATCATGCTGACGGCGGTGCTGATGTCGCGCCGGCCATTGGCGGAATTCCTGTTTGTGGCTCCGACGCAGGAGGTCAGCGAGATTGCGTTCCGGCAGACCGTCGGGATGATTGAGGCGGACCCGGTTCTCCTAGCCAAGTTTCACATCCAGGAGCACATCAAGAAGATCACTTACCGGCCGACGGGTGCGTTCCTCAAGGTCAAGAGTTTCGACCCGAAGATTGTCACCGGGACCAAGCCGTCCGGGGTGCTGCTCGACGAGCTGCACGTCATTGCGGATGACCACAATGCGGACCGCGTGATCGGCCAGCTGCGGGGCGGTCTCATCAGCCAGCCCGAGGCGTTCATGGTGACCATCACCACGCAGTCCGAGAGACCGCCGTCGGGTGTGTTCCGGTCGGAGCTTGGGAAGGCGAGGGCGGTGCGAGATGGTCGGTTGGATGCCCCCATCCTGCCGATGCTGTACGAGTTCCCTGATGGCGTCGACTGGCGCGACCCGGCCAACTGGGCAATGGTTACGCCGAACAACGGCCTGTCGATCACGGTCGGCCGGCTTGAGACCGAGTACCGCGCTGCTGAAGCCGCCGGCGAAGAGGAGCTGCGCCGCTGGGCCAGTCAGCACCTCAACGTGGAGATCGGCTTGGCGCTGAAAGCCGACCGCTGGGCAGGTGCTGATTTCTGGCAGCAACAGGCTGCGCCGGGGCTGTCACTCGATGCGGTGCTGTCGCGCAGCGATGTGGTTGACGTCGGCATCGACGGCGGTGGCCTCGATGACCTGCTCGGCTTGGCCGTCATCGGGCGAGACCGCGAGACGGGTGACTGGCTGCACTGGGCGCACGCTTGGGCACATCCAGTCGCGCTCGAGCGGCGCAAGAACAATGTGCCGGCCATGCTCGACTTTGAGCGTGACGGTGACCTGACGCTGTGTGAGCACATCGGCGACGACGTGCGCGAGGTGGCGGACCTGGTCGACGACATCAACGCGCGAGGGCTGCTGGACAAGATCGGCGTCGACCCGACGGGTATCGGTTCGGTGTTGGATGCCCTCGAGGAGCGCGGCATCGACGCCGCCAAGGTGGTCGGCATCTCGCAGGGCTGGAAGATGACGGGCCACATCAAGACGGCGGAACGCCGGCTGGCGCAGGGCTCGCTGTGGCATTGCGGTTCAAAGATGATGGCCTGGTGTGTTGGTAACGCCAAGGTCGAGCCGCGTGGCAACGCGGTCATCATCACAAAACAGGCGGCGGGTGCCGGCAAGATCGACCCGCTGATGGCGACTTTCAACGCGGTGGCGCTGATGTCCATGAACCCGGAGGCGTCCGGTGACTTCGCGGGCTTCATAGGCTCACCCATCTCGCTGAGTCTCACATGAACTTTTTCCAGAACCTTGGCACCTGGGTGATGGGTGGGCTGCGCCGCATGGTCGGCGTCCAGTACCCGACACCGCAGGCGTACAGCGAAGCGTCGGCTGCGCCCGTCACCTTTGATTCGGCCATGCAGCTGTCGGCGGTGTGGGCGTGCGTCAAGCTGATCGCGGAGACGGTGGCCAGCCTTCCAGTGACCGTCTGGCAGGTCGATGGCGCGAACCGCCGCGTGGCGGAGTTGCACCCGCTGACCCTGCTGATGCGCGGCATGGTCAATCGCTACCAGACGCGCATCGAGTTCTTTGAGACTTTGCTGCTGAACCTGATCACCAGCGGCAACGCGTATGTGTTGGTCGAGCGCAGTGGTGAGCGCATCACCAGTCTGCTGCCGCTGATGTCGGCGATGGTCGAGACGCGGATGCTCGACGACGGCTCGGTGGTGCATGAGTACACCGACGATCGTGGCGTGACGGTATATGCGTCGCAGAGCGTTTGGCACATCAAGCTGATGGGCAACGGCATCGTCGGCCTGTCGCCGCTGGCATTCCAGCGCAATACCTTGGGCATCGCCCAGGCGGCGGAAGGGGCGGTCGGCAAGGTCTACCGCAACGGCGCGAAGCCGAGTGGCGTGCTGTCGCTGGATAGGTTCCTGACACCGGAGCAGCGTGAGCAGATCCGGCGGTCGTTCAACACGCTGACAGTGTCGGCGGACGAACGGCTGATGGTGCTCGAGGGCGGTATGAAGTTCGATGCCATCAGTTTGAGTCCGCAGGACATCGAGCTTTTGGAGTCGCGCAAGTTTCAGATTGCAGAAATCTGCCGCTGGTATGGCGTGCCGTCGGTGATGGTCAACGACAACGCCGGCAGCACCGTGTGGGGCTCTGGCATCGAGCAGATCGTGGCCGGCTTCTACAAGCTGACCCTGCGCCCTCTGCTGGAGAAGATTGAGTCGAGTATGGCGGCGCACCTGCTGCCGGCCGGTGAGCGCGGACGCATCGAGATTGAGTTTGACTTCGATGCTCTGCTGCGTGCTGACATGAAGAGCCGTTACGAGTCCTACAGGGTCGGCATCGCCAGTGGGCTCATCACGCCGAATGAAGCGCGCAGCTGGGAGCACCTGCCGGCGCAGGAGGGCGGTGACCAGCTGCTGATCCAGGGCGCGATGGTGCCGGTCGACCAGGCGGGTCCGAATGGTGGGCAAACCTCGCGCATGGCCGAGCTCGCCGCTGAGATCAAGAGTCAGCCGGTGATCAATGTCTCGGTGGCCGCGCCGCCGATGACGGTGCATCTGCCTGAGATCAAGACGGGCGAGACGGTGGTGAATGTGGATGCGCCGGTGATCAATGTGCCCGCCGCCCAGGTGCAGGTCGATGTCCAGCCGGCGGATGTGAAGTTTGAGCCGACCGTGAATGTGGCTGCGCCCGAGGTCAAGGTGGATGTGGCCGCGCCAAATGTGAGCATGGAGGCGGTGCTGCCGCCGCCCGAGGTGAATGTGAATCTGCCGCCGCGGAAGACCGAGAGCCAGGTCGAGTACGACTCGGCCGGGCGCGTGACGCGCACGACGCAGATTGAGACTGACCTGTGACGACCGGCGTTCGCATCAGTGAGTTGCCCGTCGCGCAGCCGCTGGCTGGCGGCGAGGTGCTGCCGATCGTGCAGTCGGGCGAGACGCGGATGCTGCCGGTGTCGGCGCTCCAAGGTGGTGGTGTCTCGCGCTTGCAGCTGGAGGCCGGCGCACAGGTTCTGGCCTACCGCGTGGTGACAACCGACCCGCTGGGGTTCGGCATCCATGCCAGCAGTGGCATTGCTGCTCACGTTGACCAGGTGATCGGCTTGGCGCTTCAGAGTGCTGCGCCGGGTGCGTTCTTTGAGGTGGCCGAGTCTGGGCTGGTGACCAATCCCGGCTGGAACTGGACGCCGGGGCAGCCGTTGTTCTTGGGGCTGGACGGGCAGGTCGTGCCCGCGCCGGTCGGCAATTTCACCATGCAGGTCGGCTATGCCAAGACCGACAAGCAAGTCTATGTCCGCATAGGACGGGGGATTCTGAAGAATGGCTGACAAGTACATCTCGATTGGTGTCACTGGCATCGAGACCGAGGTTGAGGCCACGGTGACAAGCGGTGGCGCGGCCAATGCTGGGGACATCGTCGCCCTGGGCTCGGATGGCAGGCTTGATCCGTCGATGATGCCGGTAGGGGTCGGCGCAGATGCTGTGTCGCTGACGGCTGGTGAGGCGCTGAATGCCGGTGACTTTGTCTATGTCGTACCCGGCACCCAGACGGTTCGCAAGGCATCCGCCGCCGCTGGCGGCAACCCGGCGCGGGGCTTCGTGCTGACAAGTGCTGCCAACGCTGCGAGCGTGCTTGTTTACTGGGAGGGCAGTAATACGGCCTTGACCGGCCTCACCATCGGCAGCCGCTACTACCTGTCTGACACCGCTGCGGGTGGCGTGACCACCACGCCGGTCACCGGCACTGGCAAGTTGCACCAGTTCATCGGATACGCCTACAGCACATCGGCCATCACGACGGAGATTGCTGACCACATCGTGAGGGCGTAATGCCGCTCATCGTCCAGCCCGACGGAACCGTTGCCGAGGGAGCGATTCCCCCAGGCGGCGTGGCCGTTTTGGTGCTGGACAACGGCGAGGTCAAAGAGGCGTTCGTCGAGCAAGGGACTGGCGGCGGTGGTGGAACGGCCGGTGAAGTCACCCGTGAATTGCTTCAGTACGACAACCGAAACACGGCCAAGCGGGCGGCAGAGAAGGCGTCCGTAGCAGTCAGCGCCGCCGAGCTGAGCCGCATGGCTGCGGAGTCGGTGACGGCCGCCGTGCTGGGTCAGGCGTTGGAGGTTAACAAGCGGGCAGTAGAGGACATCAATGCCTCTGTGACCGCTACGGCCAACGAAGTTGGGCAGCGGGCGACTGATACAACCTCGGTTGTCGGGCGCGTGTTGGAGTTGAACCGCAAAGCGAGCGACACCACCGAGGCCATCATCATCCCGCAGACGGATGTGGCAAAGCGGGCGGTGGAGACAACGCCGCTGCTGGTGATGGCGAGGGCGTTGGAGACCGGCCGGCGGCAGGTCGAGCAGATTGAGTCGGCCATTGTGGTGATTGACGAACCCGCGCAGCGTGCTGCGGAGCAGGCCGAAATCGTGGTCTCGCTCACCGGCTATGCCAACGCCGTCGTGGCGAACACGACATGGGCAAACCCCAACAATGCTTTAGGAAACACCACTGGCACGGCAGCAACCCTGACGGCCACCGCATCGGGTCTGGCGGGGACAACTAACAACACGGCCACCGGCAGCATCACGCTGGGGTTCCAAGACGTAAACCTTGGCGACCTGACCATCAGCAATGTGGACTTGTTCGTCGAGAACCAAGGCGCAACTGCGGGTGTGGCGATCGCTCAGCCCACCACGAACATTCAGTACCAGTATTCGCTCGACGGCACCACGTTCACGACGCTGTTCACGCACAACACGCCTGCGCTGCCGAAGGGCATCCGCACGGTGGATATCACCGCGCTGGTGGGGCAGGACCAAGCCAAGTTGAGTGCATTGCAGATACGCGCTACCGGATCGGTGACCAGCGGCACGGGTCTGGGCGCGAGCAACACCGCGTCCTTTTTTAGGGCGTGGCTCGTGGTCAACGCAGCAAGGACGTACACATGAGCGCAGTCGAGAACGGTCAGCCGCCGCGCCGCATTGTCGATTCGTTCGACGCGGTATGTAGCCATTGCGGTCAGGCCATGTACAGCGAGGCCATCGAGGCATCGCTGCAGTCGGACGGCAACTATGCGTACCGGCGTGTGGTGAGCGGATGTTTTTTCCAGACCTGTGACCCGGACGGCACGCCGACCGGCCCGGTCATCCCAACATGCACCTGCAAAGGAGGCTGAATTGCCCAAGGTGAACAATGGCTAC